GCATAATGGGCGACTGCATCGAGTGGTGCCAGTTCAACTGTGAGGGCAAGTGGGGTTGGTGGTTCGAGAATAAAAATTTGTATGACGAGAAATGGCATAACTGGGAGGAGCAGAATGCCTACATGAGCTTCCAGAAGAAGCGGGACGCCTCTAGGTTCTGGCTGGCCATTGGAGTCAAAAACATGGGCAACAGGTAAGCATAATTACTAATATGAAACCATTCGAAATAACACACGCGGCAAAACAACAGATCGAACGACTGCTGGAGAAGAATCCTGGCAAGTATGCTGTGAGCCTTGCGGTGCTGGGTGGTGGCTGTGCGGGCTTCAAGTACGAATGGGGATTCGCGGACAATCAGGAAAGTGTGAACAAGGGAGATCACCTAGAGGACTGGGGCACGGGACGTTTCGTGGTAGACGAGACCTCGATGCTGTATGTCATAGGAACCAAGATAGACTGGATCGAGGAGACCTTCGGGTCACAGTTCGAGATATCAAACCCCAACTCTACCTCCGCATGCGGTTGTGGGGAATCATTTGGCATCTGATGGACACCGCATTTGTCATAGGCAATGGTGAATCCAGGAACATCTTCCCCATAGACAATCTCAAAGGCAAGGGCGTGGTGTATGGCTGTAACGCGATCTACAGGGATCATCCTGCGCTGTGTGATCACATTGTTGCTGTAGGACCAGAAATGTACCAAGAGCTATTAGAATGGCATAGCTCATCAAACACCAAGGTCTGCATACACGGCATCAGCGGCATCAGTGGATGGAACTACATCTGTGACGGGGACAGCGAGCACGATGTACCCAAGGGACTGAAACTGTACAGGATCTGGCGTGGAGGCGACGTCAAGAAAGGCAACAACATAAAGACCAACGACTTCTCAAAGGCACGGGGTTCTGGTTGCAGTGCGGTGCTGATGGCGGCGGAATCTGGAATAAAGAACGTGGTGATATTGGCGTTCGACATTATGGGTGCGAGACAGTGGGAGATGGATACGCCCAGCAGGATACAGAACAACATCTACAAGGAGACCATGAACTATCCGGGACGTGAGAGCATGAAAGCGTATCTGAAGTATGAATGGATGTACCAACTGCGGCAAACTTTCAGGAGATTCCCACAAACGAATTTTTACTTCATAAATCGCCGGGAGTACCTGGAGGGCAATCCTTTCCTGCGTTGGTACTTCGATCAGCCAAATATCAAATGTGGCATCTACGCGGACCTACAGAGATGGATCACGGGCGAGCGCGATCTCATACGCTGGCAGAAACTATAGGGTCTTGGAACTGCTGGCGTCCAGTTGGTAGATCCGCCTCATCTTGACACCCACTGACTGCGCGAACTTCTTTGAATCACACAGGTGGCACACGTGCTTGTAATCGTTGGATGCCCTCTGCACGTCAACACGTGACTTGGGTCGCATGAAGATCACATCACAACTGTCGCACCGGAAAACGTATATAGTGTAGGTGCGTCGGAAGGTGTGTGGGACACCCAGTTTGCTCTGCCTCTTGTGTAACCTGAGGGTCTTGAGCGTCTCTATGAACATACCAGTATTTAATAAATACGCATAACAGATTATGGCTAAACTTACGATAGACACAGGAGCGGCGGGCAATCCGGCAACGGGTGACACGCTACGAACGGCGATGACCAAGGTCAACGCCAACTTCACCGAGATCTACAACGAGTTAGGGTCGGACGGCACGTTCAGCAACATATCATTTGACGGCAACACCATCAGCACTGACGACACCAACGGAAACCTGATCATAGACCCCAACGGAACGGGGAACTTGGTCATAGACGCTACCATCATAAACACGGCGACCAATTCCAACATCAAGATATCGCCCAACGGCACGGGAGCCCTGGACGTGGACACGTCAAGGATAATAAACGTCACTGATCCCACGTCGGCACAGGACGCCGCCACAAAGAACTACGTGGACACGCAGTTGTCATCTTCGGATCACAACTTCACTTTCGTTGGCGACGACTCGACCGGAACTGCGGTCACGCAGGGCGAGACATTTAAGTTCGCAGGCACCCAGAACATCACGACCGCTGTCAGCGGAGACACTTTAACTATTACAGGACCAGACCTAAGTTCATACGCCACAACCTCCTACGTGGACGCACAGAACCAATCACAGGCGTTGACCTTCGTGGGAGATGATTCAACAGGAACAGCGGTCAATTCCGGTGAAACGTTCAAGATAGCGGGAACACAAAATATAACCACAGCAGTGTCAGGAGACACGTTGACTGTGACGGGACCTGATCTAAGCACATACGTTGAGACCAACGATTCTCCAAGTTTTGGCACCATCACACTGACCGGTGACATCACGGGCAATGGCACAGCGAGTTTGGACATAACGGGCGCTGACCAAGGCAGTACAACAGCAGGACAATCAATCACTATCATAGCCGGTGACAACACAGGAGGCAGTCTGTTCGACTCGGGCAACGCAGGGACTGTGACGATTACGGGCGGTAACAGTAACTTCAATCCAGGCGGTGCAGTGACCATTAATGCTGGTACGGGAAGTATCAACGGATCTGTCAATCTTGGATCGGCCAACACCACAGACGTCAGAATCAAGGGACTGATATATCCGACTGCTGACGGTTTGACCAACACGGTGATCAAGACCAACGGTTCCGGCACACTGAGTTTCGGATCGGTCGCGTTCAGTGAAATCACATCAACACCAACAACACTTTCCGGTTACGGAATAACAGACGCGGCGAGTTCAAACGCAACAGCCATGACCGTGGTAGGAGATGACAGCACAGGCACAGCAATAACACTGGGTGAAACATTTAAGATAGCAGGAACACAAAACGTTACCACAGCAGTGAGCAGTGACACTCTAACTATTACAGGACCGGACCTGACGAACTATCTACAGAACACCGGCACACAGACCATTGACAATCTAAGTTTCAACGACAACATAATATCAACATCATCCAACGCTGACCTGAACTTAAATCCAGGTGGCACGGGACAGGTGGTGGCCAACTCGGCATTGAAAATTAATAAGGGCTACATAGAGGCCATCAACACATTGACATCCAGTTCAACAATCACTGTGGACTTCGCTGAAGCATCAGTACACACGGTCACACTGGCGGAGAACACCGAGTTCGTAGTGACCAATCTACCAACGGGTGCCACGGGCACGATCATAATCACACAGGATGGTGGTGGATCAAACACGGGTTCATTCGGCACTGACGGATCCACAGCGGTCAAGTTCGCGGGTGGCACACCAACGCTGTCAACGGCGGGCAACGCCATTGACGTTGTGACCATATTCAACGACGGCACCAACTATCTGGGCAACATAGCCAAGGCGTACGCGGCATAGGGGACACCATGCCATTGAGATTCTCATCATCAGTACTGACCGCAACAGCAGAAGCGGCTTACTCGGCACCGGACTTCGTGAGTTCGGGTCTGACGGCCTACTATGATCCAGCAAACCCACTGAGCTATTCGGGATCTGGAAGCACACTCACAGACCTCTCCGGCAACGGCATCGACGGCACCATAGTGGGAGCCACATACACTGACAACACATACTTCACACTGGACGGTGTCAACGACTACATTGTGACCGGCAACTGTTTCTCGGCCATCAGTGCCTCGGACACGCACACCGTGGAGATGTGGGTCTATCTCAATGCGGTGAGTGACTGCCTGTGGAGTGACCTGGGTAGCACAAACAATCCCGCAACATCGGGCTATCACTTCGCTGGCTCACAGATACTGCAGGTGGGACCATTCCAGCAGATCATCACGGGCCTGTGGAACGGCACGGAGATAACACGTTCCGTGGCTGGCTCGGGTTCACTGACGGGTGCGTGGCGACACGTGGTCAGGACCTATGATGGAACCACGCTGACGGGTTATCTCGACGGCACCAACGCGGGCGGCGGTTCGGCAATGACATTCGACAGTCCAGCGGACGACGGCGAGAGCACCTGGTTCCTGGCTTTCGGAGCGGAGGACACCACCACATATTCGGGATCAACGGCGGGTTGGTTATCCGGCAGGGTCGGCATAATGCGAGTATATAATAGATCACTGAGCGGTGCGGAAGTCACGTCAAACTACAACGACGCCAAGTCTATATACGGCCTGTAGTATCCGCTAAATACCAGTAAATTATGGCACAACAACTGATCAACATAGGTGTAACAGCGGACGACGGCACGGGTGATACCATACGTGGCGCGGGCATCAAGATCAACGCGAACTTCACGGAGTTGTACGCCACCACTTTTGGACAATCACAGTTGGGTCTGCTGGAGAACAACATCAGCACCACGCAGAGCAACGCGGACCTGGTTCTCACACCCGCGGGCACGGGCGGCATCGTGTTCCCGGGCGTGACCATAGATGACAACAACATCCGGGCCAACAGGAGCAACGATGACCTCGTGATCAGGGCCAGTGGCACTGGCTCCGTGGTGATAGGTTCACTGTCATTGTCAGGCACATCTATATCATCCTCTGACTCCTCCCTGGTCAACATCAACGAGACCTTGAACGTGGACGGATCACTGACCGCCAACAGCACGGGAGGCCTGGTGGATTCGGGACCAGTCACAATAAACTCCACTTTAGACGTCGATGGACTCACAACACTGTCCTCGCTGACGGTTTCCGGCAACAGCAGTTTCGTGGGAGTGACCACTGTTGACAACCTCACGTTCAACGACAACATAATCTCAACTTCATCCAACGCTGACCTGAGGCTGACGCCCGGGGGCACGGGGGTGGTAAACGTTTTAAACCTCACCATTGATTCCAACATCAACCTAACGGACAACGTTATCCGTGTGATCAACTCCGACTCGGACCTGACGCTGTCAGCCAACGGATCCGGCGTGGTAAGGATCAGCAAGGTCGACTTCAACCAGGGAAACATAGACAACACGGTCATAGGTGGCGCCACACCGGCGTCAGGCACATTCTCATCACTGGGATTCCACACCGCCAGCACAGCCACGCTGAACACCGCGGGCATCACCATCACGGACAACAAGATCACAACCACCAGGAGTAATGAGTCACTGACACTGCTTGCCAGTGGCACAGGACACGTCAAGATCAATGGATTCCAACTGCCCAACACGGATGGGTTCGGCGGACAACTGCTGAGGACGGACGGCTCTAAAACATTGACATGGGAGAACACACCACCATTCGTGGTCTCCAACACGGACGTGCAGGACGCGACCGCCACGGTGCTGGGCGCGAGTTCCGCCGCACAGGTCATAGACTCGTGGTCCTCTTCCACCTACCGTGGCGTCAAGTACCACATACAGGTGTCGGACACCACCGCGGACAGGTACAGCCTCACGGAGGCCAACGTAACACACGACGGATCCACGGCCTACATCAGCACATTTGGCAGGTCGGGCAACGGGGTGGGCGATGGCTCCACAGCGTACGAGCCCCTGCAACTGTCAGTGGACGTTTCCGGTGGCAACGTAAGATTGCTAGGAACAGTAAATAACACAAACGACCAGGTGATAAAACTGGTCAAACGAGTGATAGAGGTTTAAAATGGCACAACAGACACTGAACGTAGGTAGCAACGCCAATGACGGAACGGGTGATAACCTGCGTGTGGCCATGCAGAAGGTCAACGACATGTTCACTGAACTGTACCTGTCGCCGCTGTCGGGCGGGGACCTAGACTTCTCCGGCAACGAGATCAGGGCCACCAGGAGCAACGACGACATAGTTTTCAAGCCCGCGGGCACGGGTGCGGTTTCGATGCCGGCCATAAGATTCAACGACAACAACATAGAGGGCACGAGATCCAACGATGACATAAACCTTTTACCGTCTGGCACGGGATCAGTCAAAGTCAGCTCGATCAAGATAAAGGGCACGACACTGAGCTCGGACGACTCCACGGCCATCAACGTGAATGAGGATCTACTCGTGGACGGTGCTCTGAACGTGTCTGGCACCACCACCATAGATGGTGCTGTGAGTTTGGGATCCACATTAGACATTCCATCTGGACTGACCAGCCTGTCAACATTGACCGTGACCGGTTCTACCACACTATCGGGCACGACCACAATAGACAACCTCACGTTCAATGACAACATAATCTCATCCAGTTCCAACGCGGACATACGACTTGAGCCAGGTGGAACGGGCGCTGTGGTCATAGACAACCTCACAGTGGACGACAACATCAACATGACCGACAACGAGATAACCACCACGCAGAGCAACTCGGACCTGGTTCTCACACCAGCGGGCACTGGCAGTGTGGTAGTAACATCGGACGTAGACATCAACGGTGGCACTATAGACGGCACAGTGATAGGCGCGACGACCCCGGCCGCGGGCACGTTCACCACCGTGACTGCCAACACTTCGGTCTCCATAGACGGTGTGACCATAACGGACAACACCATATCAGCCAACAGATCCAATGATGACCTGGAACTCGCAGGCAGTGGAACAGGCACGATCACCATCAACGGTTTCACCTTCCCCACAACGGACGGATCATCGGGCGAGTTCCTGCAGACCAACGGCGCGGGACAACTCAGCTTCGCAAACCTGTCAGCACCCACCACGCTGAACCACTCCGAGATCGGGGACAGCACAGCCACAATCTCAACATCCGGAGAGCAGGTCATAGACACCTGGGACGCCACCGCATACAGGAGCGCCAAGTACTACATCTCGGTGTCTGACGCCACCAACAGCAGGTTCGAGATAGTGGAGGCCAACGTGGTGCACGGTCCCAGTGCGGACAGCACGACGGAGGCCTACATCAGCACCTTTGGCAACACCACAAACCACACGGACCCACTTGCCACGTACACAGTGGACGTGCTCAACGAGACCGTGAGACTGAAGGCCACGAACATCACCGATGACAGCACGGTGTTCAAGATACAGCGTGTGTTGATAGACCTATAATAATCACATCAGGTTTATAGAATCCTAGATAAATACTCCAAACAACAAGGATATCGCACAACATGGCTAGACAGAACATCAACATAGGATCCAGCGCCAATGACGGCACGGGTGATCCATTAAGAACAGCATTTGACAAGATCAACGACAACTTCATAGAGTTGTATGGCACGGACGGTGATTCAAACACACTGGCCAACAACCTAGACGTAAACGGTCACAACATCATATCATCGAGATCAAACGAGGACATCCGGATATTGCCGGCGGGCACGGGTGGGGTCATCGCTTCAGCAGTGAGGATAGCGGGCACCACGATCAGCTCTGATGATTCAACACAGATCACAATAGCGGAGAACGTGCAGACAACGGGCACGCTGAACGTTTCAGGCGCGGCGACCATCGATGGCGCGTTATCATCTGGTACCAGTCTCACTTTGGCCACGGGAGCCACGGTCACAGGCATTGACAATGGAA